TTATACAGTTGTCAAGTCGTTATATGCTGTAATATCATGTTTATATATTTCTAACCAATTAATTCTGTTAGTAGGATGAATACACTCTTCTATAGTAGTGGGACATATAATAGAAGCGTGTTTAGGTAGTTTTTTAGATCTATATGTAGAATTAAAATTTAATTTGTCTTTGATCCAGCAATATGCAGGTTGTCTGTTTGCAAAGTCAAACACTGTTACTGTGCTGTCAAAAAATTCAGTTTGTGGACGAAAGTGATTGTCGTATGTTGAATTATTATTATTATATTTTTTTATAGTAATATATAACCATGCATTAAAATGTTCTATATCAAACGATATTTGCGATTGATTTCTATAAAAATATGCACTTAATGTGCGTTCTAACGGCGACCTTATAAAACAAAATTTATCAAGTACATTAAATGACGGATCGGTCTTTAGTAATTCTAAATGATAGTGATGTCTAGTAATACCATGCTGAGTAGCACCATGTGGTGCATATTGGTCTATAGTTCCGTGTTGCGCTAATAAATTAGCATATATCGATGTACCGCCTGTTTTAGGAATATGTATAAAGAAAATATCACGGCCTTTATACGATAGCTTGGGCATCCTTAATTTAAATCGACCCAGCCTAGTCCTGTATAACCTTGAAATTTTGGATTTCCAGCGCCGTCGCCATCACTAACTAAACATATCATTCCTGCTACAGGAGTATCTGCAACATCACGAGCATCAGTATCGGCATAAACTGCAAGTTGTGCCATTCCTGTAAATGTAGTGCGGCCGTTATTGCCAACAGATAGTTTTGTTTGTGGAATACCTGACGAATTAAATGTAAATACTTCTACGCTACTAGGAATAGAATTAGCAGTTGGAGTATCAGATGCTAGTACTCTGATGCCGCCAGCAGGTCGATACCCGACACTATTGTGTCCTGTGGTTAAAAATCCACCTAAAATATCACCAGATTGTACAGCGTCCGGCGAATCTTTTGTTCCACGTGACTTAGCTATAGTATATGCACCGCTAAATGCATCATCTGCAGAAACATAAACTATCACAGGACTACTATTAGTAGCTTCTGTAATCAGTGTTAATGATGCATCACCAGTAACAGTAACACCACCGATTCTTACAGGTTTAACAGAAACAACTGTTCCAGTTGCGTTTGTAGTAGTTAAAATTAAATCTTCATCAGTAGTAGTTAAAATCGTATTAGGATTTAAAACACTACCTACTCGAATACTACTTCCAATTAGAGAAACACTTGATGTTTCAAAGTTATCTATATCACCGACAATTTTACTTGATACACCGTCTATCAATGGTACACTATCGTCACCAAATACACTTCCTATTACATCGCCTACATGTGTTCCATAAGAATCACCGATCAAATTAGCAGTAACTTCGTATGTAGTAGTATTAAGTATTACAGAAGAATCATCACCGACAATGTTAATTCGATAGTTAGAACCATCTACAACTCCGTCTCCGGTGCCACTACTAGCAGCAGGAGTAACTGGTGTCCATTTTAACGTTGCTGTATTGTAAGTAAGTACTTGTCCGTCTGTTGCTCCGGCAATATCTACATCAGCAAGTCCAGCTAAATCTGGACTGCCTGCACCTTCCACTAGTCGACCACCGGCTGTGACACCGTCACCTATATACAATTTCTTTGTATCGGTGGTATATATTAATTCGCCTTGTACTGGCGTTATAAGTAGACGTTCTGCATCTGTTCCGCGTCTTAGACGTAAAGCCATAGTTTAACTCCTGAGATATCTTGTTATAAGTATTTATGCCTAATCAAAGATATCTACAGGAGTTACTTGCGCTTTTTCATAAAAGAGCGTGTTCTAGCCTTAACATCTGCAATAACTTTTCGAGTGTTTAATCTAAAATCGACATTTATGATGTCATCATCATATTCTTCAAAGAACGCATCTAATGTATCTTCTAGGGATTCTGTTAAGCCTTCTTCTGCTAATTTCTTTTTATCTAAGTCTATTTCCCAAGTTTTTCCATCCTTAAAGTGTATCTGCAAAGACTCTATATACTCTACAGGTACAGCTTTAATTTCAACGTCTTTAAATACTTCAGGCCACAAACGAATTACATCAGCGGGTAATTTATTATCTTTAGGCACTTGTAGTTTTCTTAGTTGATGATTTTTTTGTAGGCACTAATTCTTCTGCTTGTCTACGTAATGCAGCAGCTTCTTTGCTTAGTCGATCAGCATCACTACGATACTTTGCAGCAATCATTTCGTCAGTTAGTACGCCATCAACTGGTGCTGTAACTTGTTCTAAAACCGGCGCAGTTGCTTCTACAACAGCATCAGACTTAGGTAAATTTTTACCTTTTACTGCTAAGTCGGCTACTGTAATACCTGCCCGAGCAGCAATTGCTTCGTTAAGGTCACTAAGTAAAATAGTAGTATTGCTATTTGGAACCATTTCTACAGAACTAGTAGGAACTTTAATCATCTTACCAGTAGTATGAAATCTTGCAAGCATATTTGCTCCATCAGATAGCGGAGTACGCATCATAGCATCAGCAAGCTCAGTTGCTTCTTGACCTGCTGGAGACTCAACAAGTTTGATCAATGAATCATGATCTGCTGCTTCTAAACTTTCTGTAGTAACAATAATACAGTTTTCCGGTTCGTTAGGCACAACTCTGTATGCTACAACTACTCGTCTTTTATTTGAGACTAAACGTCCTACATGTTTTAATGACATATTATGCTCCTTTTGGCGCCTGTGCATTTTGACTAGCGACTGCGCCTAAAAATGCTTCTAGCTTTGCGTATGTTTGTCCAACTGCCATCATTTCGTTGGGCTTAAATGCACCACGTTGGCTAGCAACGTCAATGATGCTTTTTAATGATTGTAGGTCTTGCACTGTAAGATCAGGACCGGCTGGCGCCTGCTGTTCGGTTGCTTCGACTGTATTTTCTTCGCTCATAAAGTATCTCCTTGTGTATTATATATGCGCAGTTTATTTAGTTATACTTCAAATGTGGACACGCTAGCATGAAATAACTCATGTCTCGTGTCTCTTCAAAGCCTACAGTAACTACTTGTATAAGTTTATTGTTGTCATCTAGACTAACATTTTTACCAATATAAAATCGGTGTTTTAAATTTGAAACAATCCATTTAGCAAGACTATCTTCTAAGTTGTACTTCATAGGTACGTTAACATATTCAAAATGAACTGGAGGCAAAGTTATTCGCCTCAGTTCGAATACATTTAATGGATTAGGATCTTTATTCTTAATCATTTACTTTATCATAATGGGCTGTGATACCAAATGGCCCTTCTAAATTTTTATTGTGATTACTATGAATAATGAATACTGTATCGCAGTAATCTGCATCGCCCCAGCTATCCCAAGCATAACCGTCAGTAAACATAATGAATTTTTTAGGAACAATGTCGTTCTCTTTCATATATGTCCAATTGGCCATAAAGTCAGTGCCGCCGCCGCCCATGATCTCGTAATCTAGCAAGTCATCACCGCCGTCTGCACTAAAGTCTTGCTCATTATAGACTGTAGTATCAAAACACCACAATTTAATATTGTAATCTTTGTACTCGTCCATGATGCCTTTAATCTCACCTAAGAAATCTTTAGCCTGAGCATCTCCGATAGATCCGCTCATATCCAAGCTAATACACAAGTCAATTGTTTCGTCGTAGTTCATGCCTGGCAAAATAGCACCGCTCATCTGTCCTTTGCGGCTAGGGCGGCTAAACGTGTAATCGTTACGGATAGTGCTCTGAATCTGTTGACGCAAGATTTCACGCCAATTCATCTTAGGCTCAGTAAGCTCTTTGATCATACGTTGAATTGCGGCAGGAGTATTTCCTGCACCTGCACTCTGCGCCGCGGACAAAACATTTTCTTTAATTTCGTCCTTGATCTTCTTCATTTCGTCTTTAGAATACTTTGGACGCTTTTTACTAACATTATTACCGTTTGAGTCTTCAGTTTCATTATCATTGTCGCTGCCACCGTCGCCTTCTTCGTCGCCGTCCATATCAAGGTGTTCGTCAAGCATTTCGCCAAGTTGTTTTAAATACTCTTCGCCGTTCTTTTTAGCCTCGTCAAACAAATCGTCATATACATCTTCTGAAGACCACCCCTCGTACTTAAAGTCTTGAAAGCAATCTACAATACTAGGTTTCTTGCCGATGCGGTCGCGTACAAGTAAATTGTTTACAATATAGTCTGCGGCAATGTTATAGAGCATAGGATTACGTTCTTCACGCCGTCCTAAGTGATCAAATACGCAGTGAAGAATTTCGTGAGCAACGACAAACTCAATTTCTTTACTATCCATTGCATTAAAGAATTGAGTATTAAAGTAAAGATTTCGGCCATCTACTGCGGCAGTTCCTAACCAATCGTCGGCTGCCAAAATACGCAAACGAGTAGCCATGTTACCAAAAAACGGGTGTCGAAGTAGCAAGCCTACACGAGCAACGATAATACGATCTAGTACTTCTACACGCATTGCTTCTAATGCTTCGGGCGTAATGTCAGGATCAGGTTGCCAGTTTTTAAGTTTAGATTGAGTGTCTTTGGCAGTCATTTGCAAACCTCTTTTGTTTAATCTTACATTTATTATAGCACAACTGTACGTATTGTCAATAGAAAAAGTGGGCAATTTGCCCACTTTATTATTAAACGCTTTGAGCAGCTTTAATGTACTTACCAAAACGCTCGTGAAATTCATCAAAGCATGCTACTTCATCTGGATCAATTGGTAGCGAGTATTGTGTAAGAGCAAGTTTAATGCCCATAACAACTAACTCAGTTTCAAAGTTATCCATTGCAAAGCGCAGGAAGTTGTTGACTTTGTCGTCAAATTTCTTATCGTTCTTGTCACTTGCTTCTTTAAGCTCGTAGCACAATGACACAGTCAACGAGTACATAGCACTGATCTCTTTTGACTTCATTTCTTTTACTTTGCCATCCAAAATGTCACTTGGATTAGGCATGCTACTTGCAACTTTGCGGTGTGCCATAAACTTAACAGCAAGACCCTCACCTACAGCACCTGCAACTAGGTCAGTAGTAGTGTTTTCGTCAATGCCGTCTTCAATCAGTTCGCTTACAAACGACCACGAACGAGGCGTTGCGAACGAACGACTAGGACTCTTAGGATCAAAGTCGTACAGGTCTTTCTTTGCAAACGTCAAGTAACCTACAACGTCTTTATGCACCTTATTAATAACTGCCCAGCTAAACCAGTCATCAAAGTTAACGGCAAGTTCCAAGTGGATAAAGCGGTTAGCCAACGGAGCAGGCATACGATAAGTAACACCTTTGTCAGCTTCGCGGTTACCTGCCGCAACAATCATAACATTGTCTGGCAACACATACGTACCAACTTTACGGTTAAGAATCAATTGGTATGCTGCCGCTTGTACGCTGGGCGCTGCCGAGTTCATTTCGTCTAGGAACAATACGATGTTTTTATATTTTGCTGCCATTTCTGCATTAGGCAGTTCGCTAGGCGCACCCCATACCATTGTACCAGAATTGCTATCAAAGTAAGGAATACCTTTAATGTCTGTAGGTTCCCAAAGGCTCAAACGTACATCAACAACATGAGCATCAATGCTATCTGCAATCTGCTTTACAATGTCACTTTTACCAATACCTGGAGGACCCCAAAGAAAGATTGGACGTTTTTTGCTGATAGCATGCTTAATGCTAGCTTTTGCACTATTTGGCGTAACAGTACGAGTGATAGTTTCCATCTTAAAACCCTTTGTGTTTTGTTAACTTATGCTACTATTATAGCACCACTAGATGGTTTGTCAACTCTTTTTTAAAGAATATTAATCTTTTTTTTGGCGAGTCATTGCTTTTGTAAGTCCGTATTTGCGTAAGTCGCCATTGAAAAGACTAAGTTCGACTGCTTTCTTTTCGTTTGTTACGTGTATTGCTCTATTAGTAAGATAATATGGACAATCAATAAACTGATCTAAAAATATTATAACTTGTGTACTAAGTGGTATATCTCTTGGATACGGAATTTCGTAAGTTACTAGGTCAATAGTAGTTAATACATCAAATCCTGCTTCGGTAAGTCGTAAACCACCTTGGGCCTTTTCTCTAGTATTTTGCCACCAGATAGGAAAGTATTGTTGGACATTAGCATCATTAGTGCCCATACCAAGTTCTTTTAAGAACAGTTTTGTATAAGTTTCTTTCCAGTTCATTCTTCAATAACAACTTCGCCAGTTGTTAACTTGTAAACTGCAAAATCAGTTGACTTAAACATTTCGTTGAGTTTCTTAGCAAGGTTATGGGCATGTCCAGGATTGCTAAAACTAACTTTCTTATATTTGGGTCCAGGATAATTAGTGAGCGCATTTGCGCTCTTCAGATTAAAAGGAGTACCCTGATAGAACACTGCCCAGATAGCTTCTGCTTCTAGTACTTGTTCTGATTTGTATGTTTTACTGTTTATATTCTCAAGTATAACATTAGGTTTTGGCCTACTCATATACGCTGTCCTTTAATTAACTACGTATATATTTATCTCTTTTTAGAGTAATATAAGCACTTTACTTATCGTAAGTATACCAACCTGTAATGATATATTTGTGTCCTTTGTATATTGGATTACCGCGGTGCGGGTATGTAAATCCTGTTGGAAAGAACACTAGTGTACCTGCTGTAGGCTTTAACTTAACACCCTGATATAGGAATTCTGTTTCACCACCTTCGTCCACATCGTTAAGATACAACATGTAATTTACTACACGAGCTGATGAACCGATATCAGTGCTTTCTTGATGCCAAACATGATATCCTTGATGCGGACTAGTACGTTGCACACCCATTCCTTTAGGACTATGTTGTTCACTATTTTTCAAGATATCATACTTTTCTACATATTGAGTTGCATAAACTTCATGTAGTCTAGTGTAGAAAAATTTGCAGAGTTTGTAATCGTAATGATATTGATATTGGGTATGTGCCCAATCAAATATTACTCTTTCGTCGCTATTTTTAGTTACACTGTTTTGCGGAAAAGTAATATTAGTGCTGTTCATGATTTCAAAGTGACGAATGATTTCGTCACAATACTCTTTATCAAATGCACTGTGGTAAACTTCTATACCATTATAATCACCCTGCATTAAAAGCCACTGCCTCCGTCTAATTTAACTTCTATAACTTCGTCAGTGTTGCCTTTGGATTGTGCAACCAGCAGTTCTAAATCGCCGTGCAATCGACTCATCACTGCTCCTAAAGTAAAAGCAAGATTCTTTGCAGTAGCAATATCAAGTTTAACTTCTCTTGCACGACTATTTTCAGCAGCCTTTACAGCATTTAAAAACTGCTGTAAAGGAATAGTGTTTAATGGTTCAACGACTGGCACGGCTTAACTCCTGGCGCATTTCTAAATCTGTTTTAAATGGACCTCGAGTTTCGTACCGCTCAACAGTAATCTGCTTAGGACAAAAGCTCTTAACCCATCCTTTTTCAAATTGAATAATATAGTAACCTGCACAATACAGACTCTTAGATTTTTCACTCTTAGTAAACAATGGCAATCTGCGTTTTACATCATAAATTGTATTATATGGCTTTACACTTGTGGGGTATCCGTGTACAGTATGTTCTACTTCTACATGAGTGGGTTCCGAAACATTGCCCCATTCAATATCTACTCCAAACTTTTTCTTGATTTGTCGAGCATTATCAAAGAAACAAGTTTCGCTTCCGCTTGAAAACATGTATCGATCGTCATTCCACGATAGTGTTCCAATCTTTGTATTGTTATCTTCGACAATCCAAAATTTGTTTTGCACTACTGGCTTTGCTTTAATAGTCATTATCTAAAATCCTTTAGTTTTTTGGATATTTTGCTTGTAAGGGTTCTGCAAAACTTTGTGCATGATCTGCTACTCGCTGCATATCCCATTTAGCGCAGAACTTCATAAGACGCATGCCTACTTGCGTAATTTCTTTAGGCTCTACTTCTGCAATAGTATTATTAATTATCTCTCTAATATCTGCAGGCTGCGCAGTTAAATCACACAATACAACATTGCGATTGTAATCATCTAGTACACGATGTTCGTCGCCATTATGATCAGTCCAACGCTGTAACATCATGTTGTTCCAGTTAAACCCTTTTGTACCTTTGTCTTCAAACGCTTCAGTAAGACCAACTTTATTCTTGGTACCTTTTGTACGAACACCTGGATATGCACTGAATACATTATCGCTAGTATCTCCACGCATACACTTTTCAAATAGCATAAATGCAGGATTAGGTGCAGGCTTTGCCTCGCCAGTCTTCTTATCAATAATAGGCTCACGCTTCTTATCATCAAAGTAACCTTCGTGTGTAATAATAGTGTTACTAACACCATTGTACTGCTTTACATTAGGGGCAATAAGTTGTGCAAAGTCGCCATCTGTACTAATAATAACATGAGTGTCATTAGGATGTGCTTGTACCCAACCTGCAATTAAATCATCTGCTTCTAGTTGCGGATGACGCATAACAGTACAGTTAGTCTTCTCAGTAACAAAGTTTTTAAACTCGTCAAAGATTTCCCAAAACGCTGTGTCTTCTTCTGCTTCACGCGGACTTAATGCATCACGTGCAACTTGTCGATTGCGCTTGTAAGGCTCGTAAAAGTCTTTACGCCAGCTACGACCTTCTAAACAGAATACAACATGATCACCTTTAAAGTCTTGCCATGCTTTTTTAACACTGTTAAGTGTAATATGTAGTGCCATGCCTACTTTCGTGTCGATATCGCCACGAACTACATGACGAGCTCTAAAGAAAGTATTCGCGGTGTCTACTAAAATATATGTGCTCATTTTATAAGGATGCCTTTAATTGTATTATTAAACTTAGTATAGCACAGTTGTTGTAGTATGTCAATCAAGATACAGAACTTTTATTTTTGTCAATAGGTACAACATTAATATATCCAGCTCCACGATCTGTATCAAGGCCTTCTTCTTCTAACATTTGAACAACAATAGTTCTAAACCAAGCATCTACAATTTGTTCGTTTGTTTCACCTGAATATCCAGCATCGAGCAATTGTTCAATAAATTCGTTATTCCAATCAAGTTCAAAGAATCCGTTACGAATGTTATCGGGATTAACTCCAGTATCAATCACTGCGACCCACGGCTCGCTTTTAGCAGTAGCTTCTTGTTTTTCTTTTTCAAGAATTGCTCTACGTTGTTCTTCGGTAGTAGATTCTACAGGCGCCTGTATTTCTTCTTGCTTCTTTTTGTCTCTTACTAGTTTATTCCACCAACCCATCATATCTGTTTCCTTATTTTATCAAACTGTTCTTCTGTGTGTATACCTCGGAGAATCTTTAAATCCTCATCAGGTACCCCAGGCATTTCCGAATAAGCTAATGTGGAGTCTCGGAGTGAATCTGTATCCTTTTGCCATAGCAAGTTTTGCAACTTCCTGTACGGTGAGGTTATAACCTTCAGTACGTCCTCCCATTGGCATAAGGTATACAGGGCAGTTAATACCATTTGCCCGATATGCTTCAACAGCGCGATCAACTTCTTCAACGTCAATGCTGTCAGCAACAACAAATTTAAAGTACATATCAGCGTTAAGTACAGAACGGTAATTGGCAGCAACATCAGGCTTAATAGCGTCTGTCCAAGATTCTCCAGATACGGAGAGTTTGGGTGAACAGCTAAACGTTGTTTTAAATCTTGCACGATTTTTGAGATAGTCTGCAAACTCTGTGTGTAAGAATTGTGTAGTGTTTGTTTCAAATGTAACATTGCGTAAGTCCTTCATTCTAGGATGCTCAAACAACTCAATATACAAACGCTGCCAAGCAAGTAGCGGCTCTCCGCCAGTGAGAATCAAATGGACATCCTGTCCATTATCCATAGTCCACTTACCTTCTGGAGTAAGTGATAGCAAATGATCTACTACTTCGTCAATAGTCTTGTCCATAACAAGATCTTTAAATTCAGGATAGATGCTTGCGTAAGTATCGCAGCCGGTAAACACCAGCGGCAAATCTTCAAATGTTTTAGTAGTCTCGTGTACTTTATCGTTGATAAGTTTTTCTACTTCTGGATTGTATCTAGTTTTTTCGCGTCCACGAGGCAGACCAAAGTTCTGACAACGGAAGTTACAACCGTATGTACGAAGAAATACACTAGGTACGCCTACATACGCACCTTCGCCTTGTACACTATAAAATGCTTCTGAATAGCGTAGTTTCATTTACACGCCCCTTCTTTTAAATATTCGGGTTTAACCATTTCACAAACAACTTCTTGTGTTGCACCGTCATAGAACAACCAAGCATTGATTTCACGCTTTAGATACCAGCCGCCTACACCTACTGCGATAATAACTAGAAGTGTAATAATATAAATTATAGCTTTCATAGCGGCAACCTTCCTGTATAAAGATCAATACCTAAACTGATCATACCCATAGCAAACAATGCTAGTATAAACACCTTTGCCATAATTATTGCAACATAGTTTCCTAAATTATTCATCGTGGTGCAAACTCCTGCTGTAGTTTAATGTTGTCAAAGAACTCTTTCTTAGTACCTGCATCTGTTTTAAACGCACCTTTTAGTACAGTTGTTTGTGTCAAACTGCTGTGTGCCATAATGCCACGATTCTCACAGCAACCGTGTGTTGCTTGAATATAAACACCTAGGTGTTCTGCATCAGTTGCTTTCTGAATCTCACGTGCAATATCATTTGCAAGTTCTTCTTGCAGTGTGCCGCGTCGAGCGCACCACTGTGCAATGCGGGTGTATTTGCTAAGTCCGATTAGTTTGTCTGCTGCAATAATACCGATGTACGCTACACCGCTTACTGGCTGGTGATGATGACTACACATACTTTTAAGTTCTGAACGAACTACAAGCATACCATCGTAACGATCATCGCTATCATTAGGAAATGCTGTTGCACTAGGCATAGGATCATAGCGTCCTGCCATAATCTCATTAAAGTACATTTTAGCAAGACGCCGCGCTGTACCGTGCGAGTTAGGATCATTGTGACGATCAATTACTAGTGCATCTAGTACTTGCTCAAACGCAAGTGTTGCACCTTCAATAAGTTCTTCTTTATCGCCCTTTTGTAGGACTTCGCTGATGTTGTCGCCTGCCCAATAGCGAATGTCTGCGTCCTGCAAACGGGCTTTAATTTGTTCTGCTTTGCTCATTTATTTCTCCGAGTTAATGACGTGGATGTCTTATATACTAACTGTTAGTATACATGATTATTTAGGTTTTGTCAAGTGTAATTAATAAAAAACTGCATTAATTATTGTTCTAAAATTTGGTGCTTCGTGGTTAGGATGTATTGCCTTGTGCGGAATACGACTATCAAAGATCACAATACGTCCTGGAACATATTCGACACAGTATTCTACTTCTTGTAAATCTAATGATTTAAAGATCGTTTGACCGTCCCATTCACTTTCCCATTTTAGATTTGGATAAAATAAAATACTTTTTGCTGTTTGATTACTGTGATCTGCATGGTATCTGTAAAGTTCTTTACCAGTATGTAAGTTTAACCATGCACGTTGTATTTTTCTATTTTCGAGATAAGGTTCAACATATTTCCAATTTGGATGTCTTGCTAACCCAAAATCGTCCCAATCCTTTGCATTCCATAAACTGCCAAGATTGCTTGTACTTTTAAAATCAGTGACTTGGCTATCGTACGATACACTAAAATGATAATGTGAATTATATAGAGCATTCATCCATATACTTCTAACATTAAAGTCAAACAGATCGTCAATAACTGTTATTTCTAATCCGTCCTTAGTAGTATGAACTAATTCTTTCATTGTTCTTTATAATTTCCCATTCCTGGAATAACGTTTCGAACGCCTCCGATTGGATCTTTTGTATCACCATCTCGTCTAAAGATAAGATGAACATGAGGATACATGCAAGTTTGTCCTGCACTTGCACCAATATTTAGGCCAATGTTATAACCTGTAATATTATTTTCTGCTTGTACGTTTTCATTTCCCATTGCTGTAGCAAACTTAAAACATTTGAGCAGTTCTTCTTGTGTGTTAGATTTGGGAACAACTAATGTGTGACCTTCAGTAACAGGATATGCATCTTCAAAGACTACAAAGTCTCGTGTATCATAGATTACATTAGTCCAAGGTGCTCGTCCTTCTGTTCGAGCAAGTTCAAGTGTATCAATATTCACTGACATTCTCCCAAGGATATACAAGCCAAACGTCTTCTTCTGCTTTGTTAACTTCGTGTACACTGTAACGCACACCGTCAAATGTGCTAGATAAGTTTTCAGTTAGAACTGCAAAGCGTACATTATTTGCCCAGACACTATTCCAAGCATTATCTTCACCAGGTAAACAACTTGACTGCCAATCTTCTTTAATCCAGTTAAACGTAGCACCTGTATCGTTGATGTCATCTACAATAAGAATGTTTTTACGCTTGTGTAGGTCCCATCGACACTTTAG